CGGTATATCAGACCGTTCTGGTTTTCGTTATCGTCTTGCTGACATGATAACAGAATGGAACGGTCTTAAAGTTGGTCCAGATGAGTACGAGCCAAAGCATCCACAGTTAGAACCTATATCCCCTGGTGCAGACCCACAGGCACTTTTTGAACCCAGACCAGACACAAGTACAGAGGTGGCTGGCCAAAGACTTTTAATAAAGAATCCATTTCAATCAGGTTCTGCGGGTTCTGCGGTAATTACGGTGTTTGAACCTTCTCATGGTCGCAGCACATCAGATGCTGTTGTTTTTCGTAAAGTGGAGGCGTTTGATGGATTTTCAGAAACTAGTCTTGAAAAAGCTACAGGGTATACAATCACGGTTGTCGATGCTAATTCGTACACAATCACCATCACCGGAGGTGAAACAGCGACAATCGGTAACGCACGAGGCGGTGGTGACAATGCGACCTCTGGGTCGGGGACAGCAACACCACCAACACCATCAACAGCATCGACCTTTGATGCAACAAATGTTACACTCGATTCGGCAACTAAGACTTTTGACGAGGGCTAAATGGCTAAACAAACAGTAGGAATCGGATCAAGCGCAAATGATGGCACAGGTGATACTCTTCGTGCCGGGGCCGATAAGATAAACGACAACTTCAACGAAATATACAATGCGTTGGGTAACGGCACAGCTTTAACTGATATCATCGATACAAATGGTCTTTTTAATGTTAGTTCTGGTGCAAACAAAATTGTTTTTTATTACGCTGCTTTAGCTGATTTACCAAGCGCATCAACCTATCATGGGGCTGTGGCTCATGTTCACGCTACAGGTGGTTTGTATTTTGCTCATGGGGGCAACTGGATACGATTAAACGATGAGACTACTGGCCCTGTAACAAAATACACAACAACGGCAGCTACGGGTTCTGCTTATACCTTTTCTGGTCCAGGTGCTACCGCTGGCAACAACCCCAACTTTACCTTCTACAAGGGTCATACCTATTTAATTGACAACACTTCTTATGTCAGCAGTCATCCTTTACAGATACGAACATCTGATGGCGGCTCTGCTTTTACAACAGGAGTTACAGACAACTTTAACAGCACCACCGGGCTAACTCAGTTTATTGTGCCACATGAACCTAGTGACACTTCGTTGGTGTATCAGTGCACTGTTCACAGCAGCATGGTCGGAAACATAACAATAGTATAGTGAGCAGGTAACATGTCATTTACAAAAACAGAACTAGAACTTGCCATACAGAATTTCTGTGAAAACACAGAAACCTCTTTTACTGCAAATCTACCTGTGTTCATTCGTGGCGCAGAGGATCGTATTTTTACACTTGTTGACCTTGAGTTGTTTCGTAAAAACGCAACCTCTGCTTTGAGCAATAACGATCCTTTTCTAAGTTGCCCAACCGATTATCTTGCTCCGTTTTCTTTGCAAATAACAACGGCATCAAATAAAGTATTTTTAGATTTTAAAGATGTGAACTTTGTCCAGCAGTATTCTATAGACACTGGTGCTAATGCAAGACCAAAATATTACGGTATCTACGACATAGATAATTTTATAGTTGGTCCAACCCCAGACAGCAATTACACTGTAGAGCTACACTATTACTACAGACCCGCAAGTATTACTGCGGGAACAGATTCTACAACATCGTGGTTGAGCGAGAACGCCCCTAACGCTCTTCTTTACGGCTCACTTGTGGAAGCGTATACTTACATGAAAGGTGAGCAGGATATGATGCAACTGTACGAACAAAGGTTCGCGCAGGAGATTCAGCGTTTGAAAGATTTGGCGGAAGCTAGAGAAAACTCAGATGCATATCGTAGGGGCTTACCTGACAGGCCAAGAACTTAGGAGTAACAAATGGCAACGAGTAACGCAGCAACCACATATCTTGAGCATCGACTGCTCAATTTTATTTTTAAAAACAACGCAGCTATTGGTGGTGTGACCTTTGCTTCACCAGGGGATAGTATATATGTTGGTCTAGCAACGGCTGTTCCTGATCTTGAAGCGGGAACTGTAACTGAAGCTAATTTTGGTAGTTATGCAAGAGTGCAAGTTACTGCGGCAAACTGGACTTTAGCAAGTTCTAGCACTGATCAACAGACGATAAAAAATACTAATAACTTTGAGTTTCCAGCATCAACTAGTGGCACCAATATTGTGACACACGCATTTATTGCAGATGCAGCGAGTAGTGGAAATATATTGTTTATTGGTCAGTTAGATGCTTCGAAAACAATCGCCACAGGTGATGTTTTCCGTATTAACTCAAACAACTTAACTATTGAATTGAAGTAATGGCTCTTGTTCTGAAAGACCGTATAAAAGAAACCACAACTACCACTGGCACAGGCACTTATACGCTTGCTGGTGCGGTAGGTGGTTTCGAAGCTTTTAGTCAAATAGGTAATTCAAACACTACATACTATTGCTGCACAGACGGAACTGACTTTGAGATAGGTATTGGCACCTACACTGCATCTGGTACAACCTTGGCCCGTACCACAATATTGCAGTCTAGCAATTCTGATAATGCTGTCAATTGGACATCAGGCACTCGCACTGTTTTCTGCACGTTGCCAGCAGAAAAGATGATATTCAACAATGCGAGTAATGTAGCGCAGAACTTTACAGAACAAGACCCGAATGCGTTGGCATTCGCAATAGCATTGGGATAATGACATGGCTAATGAATTTAAAACATTTACGGCGAAAAACATTGACACCGCGTCAACAGGCGAGACGGTTCTGTATACTTGCCCAGGTGGAACACAAACTACAATCATTGGCTTAAACATTGCTAATATACTGGCGGTATCAATTACTGTTACAGTTGAATTTCATGACGGTGGTGTGAGTAGCCCAGAATCAACCAATCTAAGGCATATTGTAAAAGACGCAATCGTGCCTGTAGGCTCGTCACTTGTTGTGGTTGGTGGTGACCAGAAAATTGTGATGAATGCTGGAGATGTATTGCGAGTGTATGCGTCACAAGACAATTCTTGTGATGCGGTTTTGTCTGTACTGGAGATTACCTGATGGCATTAAGTACAATAGGCGCAAATCAAATAGCCTCTTTACCCGCTAATTCCGTAGGTTCGAGTCAGTTAGCAAGCGGTGCAATCACCTCTGCTTCCATGCCTGCTGGCACTGTGTTGCAAGTGCAACGCACACAGTACACGGACACAACCTCTACTACTTGTGCAACTCAAACAGATGTAGCATTTAGTCATTTAACGGTAAATATCACTCCCACATCAACCAGTAGTATTATAAGAATCGATGCAATGGTAAACGGTGAGTGGGCGGCGGACTCCCCTAAATATAATTCAGTTTGGTTTTTTTATAGAGATTCAACAAAGTTAAGTGCGCCAGCGGCTAGCGGCAGAGCAGTAGGTATTCACATGGGTACAGGTATAACTATTGAAGTTGCTAATGCGGGTTCTACGCCAGAACACGTAATTTACAGCTATTTTGATACACCCTCAACGACTTCTCAAGTGACGTATAAAGTAGGAGTTTATCAAGGAAGCGGTACAAATTATGCATGGTACACTAATAGAACTGTATTAGATTCGGATGGTTATCAATATGAAAGAGGCACATCTTTTATTAGCGCAACGGAAATAGCGGTATAATGGCATACATCGGCGCACAACCAAACAAATCTTTGACAAAGACAACAAGCCAGTCCTTTAACGGCACAGGTTCGGCGACTGTGTTTACACTTAACCGCGCCGTGAACACTGGTGAGGAACTTGAGGTATTCGTTGACAACGTGCAACAAGAACCCGGCTCTGGTAAGTCATACACAGCCACAGGAACTACCCTGACGTTTGACGAAGCCCCGCCGTCTGGCACGGGTAACGTGTACGTTATCTATCGCGGTTTGGCAGAGGTTACAACACGGCTGGAGCATGATGCTAATCAAGCATTGTCCGCTACCACAGGTACGTTTACTAGTTTGAATGTTCCAACGATTAAGGACAGTAGCGGCACTAATACAGCTATGACGATTGATAGCAGTGGTCGCATACTTACGCCAGCAAGACCAGCCTTCTCATGCAGGCCAAACGGAGCCATGAATTTTATTACTCAAGCTGGTTGGAAAACAACAGTTTTTCAAACCGTTGATTTTGACATAGGAAGTAATCTAAATGCTGGTGGATATTTTGTTTGTCCCGTTACAGGCATTTACCAGTTTAATCTTCATATGCGTTTTGATAGTGTTGGTACAAGTTACGTAATTATTTGTTTAGCGTCAGAACTTAGCGGCACTTCTACACCAACATCAAATGCTAATTTGTATTTTAATAGCTATGTTATAAACGGCTCACCAAACAGCTCTTACGATAGTTTGTCTACTTCCTTAACAATTTCAATGACGGCGGGAGATAATGTCATGCCTTGGCATTATAGTGCAGACACTTTTTATACAGTAGCAACCGCGTCAAGTTTTAGCGGTTTTTTGGTGGGATAGGAGCCTGAAATGCCATTAAGCAAAATACGGTCTCAAAGCATCAACCTTGCTGATACTTTTGCGTTCACTGGTACTGTGTCTGGAGTTGGATTTACGTTTCCTGCAATTCAAGCACTCAATGGGCAAAGTTCAGTAGATTTTACGGGAATACCTAGCGGTACAAACATCATTAAGTTTTCTATATATAGAGCAAGCGGTTCAGTAAATGGTGTTCCTGCAATCCAAATTGGTGATAGCGGTGGCATTGAAACGGGTGGCTATTCATCACAAGATACATTTGTAGGTTTAAGTGCGTCTTCTGTTTACGGGGGTAGTTCTGCTACTGCTTCATCTTGGAGTGCAAGCCAGTGGACAAACGCTAGTAATGTTTTAACTTTTGCTGGTGAACTGTTTAGAATGCATGGAAATAAATGGTTTTGCCAAGCAGCTTTTGTGCAAGATGATAGTGATCCAAATTATTTAAATAATTTACGAGGCTTTAAGACACTTTCTGCGGAACTAACACAAGTAAGGTTTACAAGAACTGCTGGTACTTATGATGATGCTAACAGTTATGTCCGCATTGGATACCAATAGGAAAAGTAAATGGCGTATATAGGCATTGATCCAAACGTAGGCGACATAACCTTTCAAAGGTTTACGGGTAATGGAAGCGCAACTGCGTTTACGTTAGCGCAAAGCGTTGTCAGTGGTGAGGCATTAATTGTAACAATCGGTAACGTAGTGCAAGAGCCGGGGATAGGCAAAGCCTACACAGCGTTTGGAACAACCCTTACCTTCTCTGCCGCACCAGCTAACGGCGATGTGATTACCGTGCGCTTTTTTGGTCGTGCCGTAGACCAGCCTACCAGCTTTGCAATGCAGTTGTTTAAGTATACAGCAACAGCGAGTCAGACCGCATTTACAGGTGCGGATGCTAACGGCGCGATACTGGCCTTTTCTGGTAACGATGTAGATGTATATCTAAACGGTGTACATCTCGACAGCACAGATTTCACCCCCAGTAACGGGGATACAATTACACTAGCATCTGGTGCGGCTGTTAACGATGAATTAGTTATCCGCGCCTTCCGTGCTTTTACTGTGACAGATACAGTTAGCAAATCTAGCGGTGGTACATTTGCGGGTGAGATTACAGCCACACAGTTTCAGACAACTAACACCACAGTTGATACGGCTGTGTTTCGCACCAATGGACAAAGTGTGAGCGAGAACACTACAATAGCCTCAACTAAAAATGCATTGGCGATTGGTCCATTGACTATAGGTTCATCAACTACAATTACCGTCAACGGTAATCTGACGATACTGTGAGGCACAGATGGCTTCTATACTAAATGTAGACAAAATCAGGGCGGCAAGTGGAACAACAAATGTCATAGACATTGATAGTTCATGCAATACAACTGCGCTAACGATTGACACTAATGGGCGTTTAGGTCAAGGCAGTCCAGTTGGCTTTCGCGCCAGAGTAACTCCAAATCAATCTATTTCAGCGAATGTCACAAGACTTAGTCAGTTTGCAGTTTCAGGCAATGGTGGATTTAACACAGACGGTGCGGGAGGCACAGTATTAAACCTTAGTACTGGTGTAATGACTATACCTGCAACTGGTTATTACTTCTACAGCATTGAAGGAAGAATAGATTCTTTTAGTGGCACTTATTATTATTTTGATTTGCGAACTACTGATTCTTCAGGAACCAACGATGGAAATGTGTATGCCAGAACATTAAGCCAAGGCAGTGGTAATACTTCATACGATGCGTTTACTGCGACAGGAGTGCTGTATCTAACTTCTGGATTATTTTTAGCTTGGTTTTTTTTAAATTCCGGGGACAACAATGTTAATATTAACAGTGATTCATTTGTGTCTTTGTTTAAGTTGGGGTAAGTCATGTCAACATTATTCGTAGATACAATAAATGAGAAGACTACAAACAACGGGGTGTATATTCCGGGTCATGTGGTGCAAGCAAAAACTGCAACAAAAACGGATACTCAAAGCATAACTTCAAATTCATTCACAGATATTACGGGGCTATCAGTTAGCATTACTCCGTCATCTACAAACAGTAAAATATTAGTTCTTTGTACGGTTTGCGTGTCCACAACTTTTTATTGGTGTCCAGTTCGTGTACTGCGTGATAGCACACAAATAAATGCACCTGACGCCGCTGGCAGTAATAGGCTGTTGGCAAACAGTGTTCAAGGGACTAACGGTGCAAGCACTTATGTATTAACGACTGTTCCTATTACTGTGTTAGACAGTCCTTCAAGCACCTCTGCTTTGACATATAAGGCGCAGTATGCCGTTCTGCATGCAAGTAGTCATACGGCTTGGATTAACAAAACGAGTCGTGATGACGACAGTTCTAATGGCTATGATCCAAGGGGTTCTTCTAGTATTACAGTTTTAGAGGTTGGCGCATGACTAGTATATTAAAAGTCACCGAAATCCAAGACCCAACAAACTCAAACACTGCGTTAACGATTGATAGTGGCGGCAGGGTTTCAAGACCTGTTATTCCTTATGCTTTTGTTAATTTTGCAAATACTGGAACTTATGTATCAAAATCAGCTGATAGCATATTAGATTTTTCCGTTGCCGTTGAGAACGATGGCAATCATTATAATACTTCTACTTATAAATTTGTTTGCCCTGTTGCTGGACTTTATAAAGTTGAAGTTTCTACCTTAACTAATACTAATGGTGATGCATATTCAATCCAACCCGTAAGGAGCAGTGGCGGTACTGCGGTACAAGTCGCTCGATTTTACACTAGAGACAGAGCGTTGTCTGGGTCCATAAACATCAAATGTTCTGCAAGCGATGAACTATATGTAATAACTTCTCACACAAAAAGTTTTTATCAAAGCACTGTCATACCCTACAGTTGGGCAACATACACGTTTATAGGTTAAATTATGGCAACAGTATCAGAAGCAATCCAAGCTTTATATCCAGGCTGTCAGTTTGTGCTGTACGGTGAGCCTACGAGCGCACAATCTTTTGATGCATCTTTTCGCCTTGTGGTCGGCGTAGATGACAACGGGACTGCAATTTTAGAAAGTAACCCTAAAGTTTGGCAAGATATGGGGATTACTTGGGCTTTGATAGATAGAGAATTAACTGATTTAAATAACGCTGAACCATTGAAGCTGTTGCGCGAAGAGCGTAATCGCCGTATCGCTGAAACAGATTGGTGGGCATCGTCTGATCTTACTATGTCCACAGAACGCACAGCCTATCGTCAGGCACTGCGCGATATAACCAAAACGTACTCATCACTGGACGATGTAGTGTGGCCTGATAAACCGGAGTAAGCTATGAGTAACGCCCGTAATCTTGCTAATCTGTTAGGTACAAACACTACAGTTCCAAGGGCTAAACAGCCTGCTGGTTCTGTACTGCAATGTGTTACAACAAATTATCCAGATGATTTTAAATTTACTTTAAGTGATTCAAATCAGACATCAGACAATGGCAAGCTGGAAGTTGCAACAGGTTTAAACTGTTCTATTACACCTACTTCAACAAGTAGTAAAATACTTTACCAAGCTACAGTTTATATAGGCAGTGACTCATTCTATGACTTGGGAATACACGTAATTAAAAATGCTACGGCAACAACTGCGACTACAAGTTCTACAGATACTTCCCCTTGCGGCGGTTCCTATCTTACTGATGCAAGTGGTAATCTCATAAAGGGGCAAGCATCGGGTACTACACCTAGAGCCACGGGAGTTATAAATCTTTACCAACAGCATAGTAGCAGTGCTACCAACCCTGCATGGATGATAGCTCCGACTAGTATGATTTTACTTGACCATCCAAATACAACCTCGCAAATCACTTATAATTTTGCAATGTCTTTCTATAATTGGGCCTCTCAAGATATTTATTTAAATAGATCAAAGAACAACCAACAGCATGGTGGTAGTTTATATGACACTAATCCAGTTAGCACTGTTACTTTAATGGAAATAGCTGGATAATGTTTGGTTCTCAGGCAATATCAGAAAACAGTATTGCCACAGACGGCGTTGTGCTTCTTGGAAGCCAAACGCTTGACGCAAACTTTACACAGTCTACAGATCTTTCGGGCACTTTTCTTGGAAGTATGACTGTTGATGCTTTTTTCTCTAAGCTTGTGGCAGCTTCAGGAGTACTTGTCGCTGAAATTGATATTTCTTCAGACTTCACTCAAACTACGGATGGTGTACGTTTTGCTATAACCTCTGCTTCACTAGACGCTCAGTTTGATCAAACCACTGTTGCCAACTTTATCGCCTCTGGGGTTGCGGCAATAGACGCAAACTTTACACAGACTACTACACAAACCTTAATAGCTGTAGGTGTCGCTCAACTAGATGCAAACTTTACACAAACCACAGCCGCAAAATTATTAATAGATCTTATAAGCACACAAGATTTTGAGTTTGAAATAGACCCGTTAGGGGGTTTGTTAACTCTCGCTACAGCCGATATGAGTTCACAATTTGATCTATCGGCTTTAGGTGGGCTTCTGATAATTTACCCCGGAGCAGGCGAAGGACCGATAGAAATTAACAGTGTATTTGTGATAACTGCAAATGGTGATATACTGTGGGAACAAATTGATGCGGGTGCAACATCAGAAAACTGGACACAAGTCACACACACTGGCGATACCTGGACTCAGATAAACGCAGGAACGTCGTCTGAAACATGGACAAATAAGGTGGTATAGATGGCAAGTACCTACACAGATAATACAGGGATTGAACAACCGGGTTCTGGTGAACAGGCGGGTTCTTGGGGTACAACGGTCAATCGAAATTTTGCAATTATAGATGCAGCGGTGCATGGTCAGGTTGAAAAAACGGTAATTGGGGACTTTGATTTAACGACGACAGATGGGGCTGTTTCTGATGGGCAGCATACTGTTGTAGTTTTGACAGGAACTCCCGGCTCTACTTTTGAGATGAGAGTCACTCCTATAAATCAACAGAAATATTTTACTGTTAGAAACGAAACTAATGCTGCCTGTCGAGTCATATATAAAGGTGTTACTTACAGCACCAGCACGGGCGTTGAAATCGCATCAGGTGCGACTCAAGCAGTGACTGGAGATGGAACAAAAGGTGGAAATACTTCCGGTATTTTTAAAAACCTTACTCCACCAACTGATTTAGTTAACGACTCTTCACCTCAATTAGGGGCTGATTTAGATGTTCAAACACACTCTATTGTTAGCACATCAAACCGTAATATAGCTATCACCCCAAATGGCAGTGGTAAAGTTGTCCTTGATGGTTTGAGTTACCCAACCGCTGACGGAACAAACGGTCAATACCTTCAGACAGACGGTTCTGGTAATTTAAGCTTCTCTACTGTGCCGATAAGTGGCAGTACGTTTAACTTGGGAGATTGGACTTTGAGCGTTGTTAGTAATGAATTGGTGTTTAGCTACACGACAGGCGGCACAACAACAGCAGTGGCTAAAATAAAAACCACAGGCGAAATTGTATCTGCGGACGACATCACAGCTTCAGGAACAATCTAAATGGCTCTTCCAAGTTCTGGCGCAATTAGTTTAAACGAAATAGCTACGCAGTATGGCGGAAGTGCGCCGCACAGCTTGAAGGATTATTATCGCAACGGCACTGAGGGCGTTCCTGACACAGCATCCACGCAAAGCATACCAGAATCTGGTGAGATTGGATTAAAGGACTTTTACGGTAGTGCTGAAACCAACAACAGAGACATAAGAGTTTGGATGTCTTATCTGTTTTCTCCAATTGATAATTATGGATTTGGCCTTACCACACAAAGCAGCACAGCCGCTCCTGGTGTCCTTTCTAATGGTGCAAATGCTGTGGCTTGGCAACCTGTGTTTCGTGCAGGGCAAGGTTATATAACCAGTGCAAGTATCACAATTTCACAAAACGAAAATGTAACCGCATATAACAATAATGTTGTTTTGTACGGTGGTACAAGTAGCAGCACGGTAACTAATGTGGTAGCAGCGTGGAATGCTGGGTATAATGGTAGTACAGGTGGGGCTAGAAACTACAATATAGTATGGACTGACGCAGGACTTATAAGCTCTATTACCTACACAGGCGGTTCCTACAATGTTGGCATTATTACATGGGCCGTAGATAATGTAAGTGCCGCAAATAGTGGTGGCTATACATGGTTTGGGTTTTACGCAAAGAACCCTCCTAGCTATGGTAAGGGTGCGCGAGTTTTGGGTGGAACTTTTTATAGTGCATCATCTGTACCGCAACCATCATAGGTGATACATGCCGTTAACAAAGTTACAGTTTAAACCGGGTATAAACAGAGAGGTCACTTCGTATTCTAACGAAGGGGGATGGCGCGACTGTGACAAAATTAGGTTTCGGTTTGGATACCCTGAAAAAATGGGCGGCTGGTCCAAGTATACTAACAATACTTATTTGGGCACGGTTCGTGCGCTTCACAATTGGATAGCGTTAGATGGTTCTGACTTTTTAGGATTAGGTTCTCACATAAAATATTACATTGAAGAAGGTCAGAACTTTAACGACATAACCCCTGTGAGAAAGACAACTTCCGCAGGAGAGGTGACTTTTACAGCTACTAACAATTCAAACATAATTAAAGTAACAAATGCTGGACACGGTGCAGCAGAAAATGATTTTGTAAGCTTTGCTGCGGCAGAATCTTTAGGTCCAAATATTACCGCAGCTTTACTTAATACAGAACATCAAATTACTGCTGTACTTGATGCTGATAATTATCAAATTACACTTGCGGCAACAGCTAATACTACTGGAGTAAGACAAACAACTCTTGCTGGCACTTCTGCTGGGGCAGCTACGCACACTGGAAAAACACAGAGCGCAACAAGTGGCAGTGGGACAGGTGCAGAGTTTACTGTAGTTGCAGGTTCCTCAAGTTACACAGATGTTACTGTAACGAACATAGGCACGGGCTATGCAGTAAATGATACAATAACCATTCCAGGGACTTCTCTCGGCGGCTCTTCTCCAACCAATGATTTAACAATTACAGTAACTTCCCTTGACGGAGATTTATTTGACGGGTCGACCACTGGAGTTGCAACAGCATCTATCATAGCACAAAACTCAGTTGCTAGCCAATTCGTTTTTGTCCCATCTTTCACGCAACCTAGTTTTGATGTCACCAATCCCTCTTTAAATACTAATCCTGTAAAAACAGTAAGCATTACATCTGGAACTTCAACAGGCAGTGCTACGTTTACAAACGTCACGGGCACGTCATCCGGTGCAGGTGCGGGGGCTAAGTTCACCATTACAACAAATGGTTCTGGTGGATATACAGTAGATGCGGTTACAGATGGCGGGGATGGTTATGATATAGATGAAAACATAACAATTCCCGGAACAAGTCTTGGCGGAGCAACAACAGCAAATGATCTCGTTCTAGACATAACTGCTGTTGAACCCCATACATTTGATGCAATTCTACACCCTTCTAGTGCTCAACCGCCCATCCTCTCAGGAGTTACAAGTTTTACAGCTAATTTTACAGAAAACGCAGGTGGAGCTACAGTTCAAAACTTGGGTCCTGTAAGTGGTCCTGGTACTCCAAATCAATATAAATTTCAATTTTTTTATACATATACTTTAAATTCTGTTTCAAGTGGGGGAAGTGGGTATAGAGTTGGTGATCAAATTGACTATGTAACTATTTTAGGTAATGGTAGTTTTAGTTCCCCTTCTACTAGAACTAAAACAATTCAAATAGACAGTCTTATAAACAACACCACCGCAGAGTATCAAATAAACGTGGGGTTAGATACAACGGTCGGAGGCACAGGTTGGGGAGCAGGGCAATATTACGGGGTTACCTCTACTGCTTTACAAACAACCTTGAACGAAGGTGGAACTCTTAGCTCCTCTGACACCACAATTACACTGACTAGCACAACTGGTATAGTTGCCAATGATGTAATCTTAATAGACAATGAGCTTATACTTGTAGGCGGCGTATCAAGCACTGGTGTCAAAACAGTAGGATCCATAACAGCCTCTGGTGGAACGGCTGGTTCAGCCACGCATACAGGTAAAGTTCAAGCAAGCACAAGCGGCAGCGGCACGGGAGCACAATTTACTGTTGTTGCAGGAGCAACGACTTACACGTCGGTCACCGCGACAACCGCTGGAAGTGGTTACGCAGTTGGAGATACAATTACAATAACTGGTAACACGTTAGGTGGTGCAACACCAGCTAACGATTTGACCTTTACGGTTACGGCAATTACAAATGATTTGACCGGGTGTACAAGAGGGTATGCAGGTACTCAAACAAGTTCAAACGTCAATACCTTTGGCCCGACTGTGGCTGCAACTCACGCTGACGGTTCTATTGTGCGATTAGCAAAAGGTAATGCTGATCCAGTTGATGACTTTGCAGGATGGGGGGACGCAGCATCTGGCGGTGTAACAACCACAGGTCAAATACGTTTATGGTCACACGATAATCTTGGAGAAGATTTACTTCTTAACCCAAGAGATGATGAAATATATTACTGGGACAAAACAAACACGCTTTCAAATCGAGCCGTTAAGCTAAACACATTAACTGCCTCTGCCGGATTTTTTAAAAGAAGTGTTCCTACAAAATGTAAACAGGTTTTAGTGTCAGATAGAGACAGACATGTGATTGCTTTTGGTTCGGACGGTATTAATTCAAGCTCTTCTGCTATAAATGGCAACGGCATACAGGATCCACTTCTTATCCGTTTTTCTAACCAAGAAGACCCGTTAGATTGGTATCCCACCGAGGACAACACAGCAGGTGATTTGCGCTTGGGTTCAGGTTCAACCTTTGTGCAGGCCGTAGAAACAAAGCGTGAGATACTGGTGTGGACGGACACTGCTCTTACATCTATGCGATTTATTGGTCCGCCATTCACTTTTGGTTTACAGCAACTGTCCAGTAACATTACAATTATGAGTCCAAACGCTGCTGTAGCGACAGAAGATTTTGTTTTCTGGATGGGTCTTGATACATTTTATGTCTACGCTGGTCAGACACAAACACTGCCCTGCTCAGTGAAAGACAAAGTGTTTTTAGATTTTAACTTGGAACAAAGAAGCAAAGTAATTGCTGGTATTAACTCTGAGTTTAGCGAAGTAACATGGTTCTACCCATCAGCTAACGCGACAGACAACGACCGTTATGTTACTTACAACTATAGCGAAAAAGTGTGGTACTTTGGTACGCTTGAAAGAACAGCATGGTTGGACCGCGGAACTCGGACTTTTCCTTTAGCTACTGGAAACAACTATCTTTACAACCACGAGTTTGGTTACGACGACGATGGCTCCGCCATGAATTCATTCATTGAGTCAGCAGCAATAGACATTGGTGACGGCGACAGATTTACATATTTACGAAAAGTTATACCTGACTTAACTTTTGACGGTTCAACTAATTTGTCTTCACCACAAGCTACATTCACTGTAAAAGCGCGCAACAATCCAGGAGCGGACTTTAACAATACACAAGCTGGCACATCTGTAAGAACACAGTCTAGCCCCGTTGAAAAGTTTACAGAACAGCTAGACCTAAGAGTTCGTGGACGTTCCTTTGCACTTCGTGTAGAATCAGATGCAACAGGATCTAAATGGAAGTTAGGCAGTCCCCGTGTAGATATAAGGCAGGATGGTAGAAGATAATGTCAAGTAATCAGGTTGCACCACCAAGGCTCCCAGAACCACCGACCGAGTACGCACAACAGTATATGGCGGACCTTGTGCGTTCATTGCAGGTTTTTATTGAGCAGGAGCGTAATCCGGGTGAGATGCGAGGGACTAAATTAACGCTGACAGACCTGCCTACTTCAGCGACGGGCCTCGAAACTGGGACCTTGTATAATGACGGCGGAACTGTAAAGGTCGCAACGTAATGGGTTTATTTAAATCATTCAAAAAAATGCTCGCTCCTATTGGTGGGGTTGTTGGATTTGCCCTTGGCGGTCCAATGGGCGCGGCCCTTGGATCTGGAATTGGATCTCTTGCGGGTGGTGGAGATGTAAAAGATGCTCTTCTTGCGGGTGCTTTAGGATTTGGTGCAGGTTCTTTTGCTAAAAGCGTAGGATTTGGGTTGGGGTCCGGTAGTGGTATAGGTAGCTTGGTTCCAAGTTTCAAAGGCACGTCTATGCTTGGCATGGGCAGTCCGATATCCGCTATAAAAACTGGAGCCGGGGGTCTACCGATAGGACCGGGCGGCATACCTAGTGTTGATATGGCAGCTAAAGAGGCAACTAAGGGTAAAGGCATCTTCTCAATGTTCGACGACATGAGCTTGGGCACAAAGTTGGGGTTGGGGGCTGGTGCGCTGGCACTTGCTGGCGGCATGTTTGATGAAGAAGAGGAGGAAGGTGGTTCTGGCATGCGTGAGACAAGACCGGGCGAAGTCAAAGGCACACTTGTGGGCAGGTCTGGAAAAAGGTATGATATGGATGACCCTACGGATATGAAACAATATGCAGATGAACTTAGAGAACTTCAGGATCCAGGGTACAATTACTACACTGATCCATATCGGCCTGTTCGTCGTTCTTCTGGCTATATTGGGCTTGCTGATGGTGGGGATGTACATGCAGGCGGCGGTGAGGTTGATGGACCGGGTACAGGAACATCAGATTCTGTGCCAGCAAGACTCTCCGACGGTGAGTTTGTTTTGACAGCCAAGGCTGTCCGAGGCGCAGGCGGTGGCAATAGAGATGTCGGGGCCGCACGTTTATATGATATGATGTCAGAACTAGAGGCGACAGGCTAATGGCGACACAAACAGTAGAACAGGTAACAAGACTCGCTCCCTTTCAGGAAGAGTTTCTGAAAGATATTTTTGCACAGGCACAGGCTCTTCGTGGCACACCACAACCCTTTTCTCCGCAGCAACTAGCTGAATTCTCAGATGCGCAGAACCGAGCAATAGCATTAGCAGATTCTGGTATCGGCAGCTATCAGCCCTTTTTAGATCGCGCAGCACAGTTAGCAGGTCCCGGCGGTGCACAACAGTTTATGAATCCTTTTGAGGATCAAGTTGTCCAACAAACAATGAAGGACATTGCACGTCAGGGACAGAAAGCTCAACAACGACTTGCTGGTCAAGGCGTAGCGTCTGGTGCATTTGGTGGCTCAAGATTTGGTGT